CATCAACAAGTGATGTCGTTCATCCCACATATGAATCAACGTCCGGAGTACAGAGATTGAAACACAGAATGAAACGGATAGTTTACTATAATATAAACGCGCTTAAAACCTGGAAACGCAAAATAAAACACCTCATAGAAAAACCAGGAAAAAGAGGTGGGTGGATTGTATCACTCAACAGCTGACCAGTCAATGACTGGAACTGTTGATACAAATACACCAGCAGTGAAATCATCGGCTCCTCCTCTAGTTAGCACGGGTTGAACTGCACCAAACGTAGTAGAAGCTTTAATCCAAACAGAGTAGTTGGGTACATTTTCGTTATAATACATAGGTTGTCCCGAGTTACCAGTTAAACAAGCAACCGGAGTACTAGCTGATTTTGAATAATAAGGTGTTTCAAAATCCAAACAATCATTCAAATTCAACTTAGTGTATGTGCAAGGTCTTAAACCAACGGTCTTGGAATAGGTAGTTGTATTAGACCAATCTACGACGTTGGAAACAGAATTTGTTATATATCTTGTAACCAAAGACGCAAAACATGTATTGTCTACCTGACTACGAGTGATCAACCTGAAACGAACCCCTCCTTTGATCAGGGCATAAAGCGATACTATGTGAGAAAAGGCATCGGGAAAATCAGGATAAATAGTGTAAGCACTACCTGACCATACATTGACAGGAACAAAATACGGGTTGACGGTAATGTCAGTGGTACTCGCATAAACAAGGGAGCCAACTTCTGTTTGTCTCTTAGCTAAGGCCCTTAATGACTCAACTTTCTCACCAATGCATTCAGCTGAAGCCAGGACAATCTTCCTGGACTTACTACTACCCATAGTACTATTACTAACAGCACATCCTGATTGAGGAACAGCAGTCCAAAGCAATTTGGAACTGGTGTCAACAGGTTGAGCAACTTCAAAATCTCTATTTCCACTGACTTCCATCAAAATTGAAACTGTTGAAGAAACCGTGTTAGGAGCTTCTAGCGTATTCAAAACACTCAACGTGCAAATCCCGTAGGATGATAATGTATCTCCTGCGTTGGTAAGTCTGTACGGTGTAAACGACATGTATGGTACATCTATAGTGATTTCATTTTTATATCGCACATCAATAATTTCTCTAAAAACGTAAGTAGAATTAGAAGCTAGCGAACTGGGTGTCGGTTTGCCACCAACAGGATCATAAGGTACGAAAGTAAACAACAAACGTCCTGAATGGAATTCTGTCTTCACAAATTTCAAAGTAATCTTGAACCCACCTCTATACAAGCCAAACATAGTTCCAAGCCATGCTACTGGCGTAAGATTAGTAATAGTTCGTCCAGTTCTAACGTTCTGTACGACAAAATACCTGGGATGCATAGGTAGAGAAGCTATGACTGTGTCAGCCGCTTGCTCTGTAGTCCAAGTTACGGTTTTAAACCAAGCTGAGATGGTTTTGACATAATCAATAGCCATCTCATCGACATTGGTACCAAAAGGATTTGTATCACTAGATAACACATTGTTGTCATAGATGGCAAGCTTGGCCGATTGATCTTTAGTATCAACATTTGTAAAACGATCGGGTACCCGCCTTTGCATAATAGCCATAGGTACCGTATCGTGAGGTTTGCTAAAACCCATAGCCAATGCTGACCTGGAAATCACATTAGCTAACCAGGAAGCAGGTGCTGTAATGGGAGATAACAATGGAATTTCAGAAAGAATCGCAGTGGCGTTCGAAACTTTAAGAGCCAAACTAGAGATTGGACCTGTGGTCTCCGCTTCCTCTTCAGTCGGCATCTTACGTGTCTTGCGTTTTGTAACGACACGAACGCCAGATTGAGGTACGGTTGGGAATGTCAATTCCACATTGTCGAAAGAAGCAAATAATCTGTATTGTGCGTTAGTTGAACCGGAACCGGCAACTAACGGCGAGTACGGAATCAACTGTACACGTCCAATACTATATGAATTCTCAAGAGTGGAATTCAATAAGCAAAAATCAGCACTATTCACATACGGAATCCGGAGCGACACTTCTGTATCACAACTCAGATCAAATTCAACATGGGGCAATTGTGTTGTTTGGACTAATGTACTAGTATGTGATTGCACAAAAGTAGCAATATTGCCCAAAAAGTTGGTACCACCTGTGTAAATAAACACAAGCATGTAACGGCATTGCTGAAATCTAGTAGCATTAATCACTAATCTCAAATTGAGATCAGCCTTAAACCCATAAAAACCGTCAATTTTACCTTTATACACAGCATTATTCAAGATCTGCTGTGGATGTGTAATACTAACAACGGCATTATTAGTAACATCGGAGGCAGACAACAATCCGGATGAAATCATCTGTTCTCTCGCAAGAAATGACGTCAACGTAAATGTTAATTCCGATAAGGCGGAATTTGTACCCTCGGTCTCTTTAGTAACAACTTGCTGCGGTTCAACTCTGTTCACCACTGCATCACTATTAAATTTTGTCAACATTGAATCTGAATTTCCAAAAGTACTATCTTGGACGGAGCTATCCATCTCGCCAATTTTAAAAACGTTATTATTGATTTCTTTTGTGTCCATGGCTTGTAATTATATGTTAAATGCTTTTACCATAAGCAAGGTGGAAAGACAGTTTCCAACTGTGTTCATCCGAACAGGGCCAATTAACGCTAACACTGCGTCCCTTAAATTATATCAAAGATGGTTGCTATAATGAGATGAACTCTAATCAACGACACTTTCGATGCCTCGCGCCTAAACACTAAGATTAGCTACAATCTTAAAACAAACTTCCAAAATCTCAATAATATACAGGCTTTATCGTCTCTAGACGGGTTTTTACACCTATTTTCTACAACTTAGGAACCGTAACTCCTAAGAGGTTTTTATATTTTAAAATTTTTTATGCCCGCAAAGGGTTGTTTTATATTTTATTACAAATATAGGAAAGAAAGGAAAAATTTGGGTTTACAAATACCCAATAGTCGACCTGAACAACTTGAATAGAACGCGTTGCTCAGTGCTACATTTGGGAACAAGCCTTTCATTATGTAAGGCTGCTATCAATAGGTGCTTAAACTTTTTAAAATCCTCTTTCGAGTGGGCAGAAGCTTCTTTCAAAGCTTCTTCTATAGTATCATAGAACGCTGTCTCACTGGTTGGGCCTTCCCTATACCAACAAACCATATCATATATGGTCTTCATACTTAAGGCTCCAACGGGCAAGCCGTCTTGCTCCGAGATTCTGAAGGATCTCTTTAAGAAAGTTACGTCCCAAATGGAGCGCAATCCTTTCTTGATTTCAGATTCTTTGTCATCTGATGTGTAAGTGGCTCCAAATTCAACCATTACTTGACTAAGATAATTTTCAGAGAATCCATGTGCAA